CCCCCAGCTGGTGCAACTGGATTTGGACGCCGACCGCGTGGGCGGCTTCTTCAAACGATTTCTTGATCGGCACGGCCTGTCGATCGCCATGAAAGGAGTTGGCTCCGTGACCAAGACCAAGTTGAACGCCGCACCCGAGACCGAAACCCCCCAGGTCGAAGCGCCGGCGCCGGACGCCGAGAACAAGCCGGCCGAGGAGAAGAAGGCCGAGACGCCCGCCGCGACCGCTACAGTCACCGAGACGCCGGCCGCCCCCGCCGCCCCGGTCAATCAGGGTTCCGGCCAGGCCGCGGGCTTCGCCGCCCAGGGCAAGCGGTTTCTGGACGCCTTTGGCGCGCAGGGAGGCGTGTGGTTTGCCGAGGGAAAATCGTTTGAAGAGGCGCAGCAGCTCTACATGAAGGCGCTGGAGACGCAGAACGCGGCCCTCTCGAAGGAGAACGGCCAGCTGAAAGGCCGACTCGACCGCGGCGAGGCGGCGCCGGTCAGCCATGACGCAGCGCCCGCGGAGACGAAAAAACTCTCAAGCCGAGACGTCAATCTCGGCCCGTCGCTGTCGAAATTCGCCAATGGCATCAAGATGCCCGGGCGTTCCACGCTCAACTAAGGCCCGCATCGTCGTCACTCATCCGAGGAACCCGCGCGGCTGCCGCCGCCAGAAAGGTCTGTGAATCATGGCCACTCCCACGCTGATGGACATTGCGATCGCCAACGGCAGCGACCCTGTCGTCGGCCTCATCGAAGAGGTGCTCAAAGCTCATCCCGAACTGCAGCGCGGCGCCGCCCGCACAATCAAAGGTCTCAACTACAAGACGCTTGTGCGAACCGCGCTCCCCACGGTCGGATTTCGCAACGCGAACGAGGGTTACGACCCCGGCAAGTCGACCTTCGAAAACCGGCTGATCGAGACCTACATTTTCAATCCGCGGTGGGAGTGCGACAAAGCGATCGCCGACGCGCACGAAGACGGCGCCGAGGCGTTCATCGCCCTCGAAGCGGGCGGCATCATGGAGGCCTCGGCGATCGCCCTGTGCAAGCAGTTCTATTATGGGACAGGCACCAACGGCGACGCCAAAGGTTTCCCCGGCTTGCTGGCGATCTATGATTCGTCCGGCATGGTGGCCGACGCGGGAGGGACGACGGATGACGTGGCTTCGAGCCTATGGGCTGTCCGCTTCGGCCCCAAGGATGTGCAGTGGGTCTATGGCAACAACGGCTCCCTGGCATTGTCGCCAGTCGCCGAAGCCCGCGTGCTGGATGCCAATAACAAGCCGTATACTGCGTATGTCCAGGAACTCCTGGCGCGGCCCGGCCTGCAGGTCGCCAGCAAGTATTCGATCGGGCGCATCAAAAAACTGACGACCGATTCTGGCAAGGGGCTGACAGACAAGCTGATCGCCGACCTGCTGTCGAAGTTCCCCGCGGGGTTCGGCCCCGACGTGATGTTCTGCTCGCGCCGCTCGCTCTCGCAGCTGCAGCAGAGCCGAACGGCGACGAACGCGACCGGCGCGCCGGCCCCGTTCCCGGACGAGGCCTTCGGAATCCCGATCGTCACGACTGACTCGATCGTCGATACCGAAAAGCTCGCATCGTAGTGCCAGGTTGTCAGGGGGCTGGGTGAATAGCCCCCCCCAGTCACCCAGAAACCCAGTCACCCAGAAACCTTTGGAGCAACACAATGGGAACCGTAGCCTATGGCGTCCGCGACGCCGGCCAGAAAGTCACCCGCGCCTTGCCCAACGGCTCGGCCAACGTCACGTCCTCCGCGCTCGATCTGCAGAATTCCAGCCGCGGGAGCTTCCTCGCCGCCGCCGAGCTGCTGATCTCCGCCCCGGCAATGGGCGCAACGCCGATGCCGGACGCGAAGACGATGAAGTACGACATCATCCACAGCGACAACGCCGACCTGTCGTCGTCGGCCACGCTCTTCGCCGCGGCCATCACGCAGACTGGGGCCAGCGGGGCCGGCTGTGCGGCGGCGACTTTCCGCTGGAAGCCTCCCAGCGACGTGAAGCGTTACATCGGGGTCAAGGCGACCGGGAGCGCCGCTGGCGACGCGACGGCCTCGAGCTTTACGATCGAGATGCTGTTCTAAGCGACCGGGAAAGCGCGAAACCGCAAGCGTCCGATGACGCCGCTTGCGAGCCACGAACGAGTGATCTTCGCCGGACAGGTTGGGTCTCGTCGAATGCTGGCAGTTTAACGATTGGCGTGTCATGTCGGTGTTCGACGACTCACTCGCCGCGGGCCTGACTGCGATTCGCGGGTTCGCAGGCATATCGGTGACTTATCGCGACGGCGGGGCCGAATGCCCGCTCGTCGCGAGCGTCGGCCGGTCGGAGTTCGCCCAAGAAAATTCCGGGGGCTTCGTAGAGACGATCGAAACGAGGGACTATTTCGTGGCCGTCGCCGACCTGAAACTCGAGGGAATCCCCGTGACGCCCCGCACCGGAGCCGTGATCGAAGAGACGATTGCCGGCGAAGCGCGGTGCTTCCGCGTGCTCGGGGAGCCGGGCGTGCCCCCGTTCGTCTATTCCGATGCCGGCGAAACCGAGTTTCGCATTCACACGAAGCGCGTCGGAAGGAGCGGCGCGTGAGCTCTGTCATCGTCGACGTTGCGGATGCCGTCGTCGCTGCGCTCAACGCGGCGGTCGACTCGGGCAACATTTTCAAAGAACGCTTCACCGCCGTACGCGACTATGCGCCGGAAATCGATCTGGAGGAGCTCAATGGCATTGCGGTGTTCGTCGTGCCGCGGGAAATCGAATCCACGAACTTGACTCGCGCTCACGATCAGGAGGACGTGTCGATCGACGTCGGCGTGTTTCGGAATTTGCAGACGACTCGCCGGGAGGAAATCGACCCGCTGTTCACTCTGATCCAGCAGATCTCGGGAGTGCTCCGCAAACGGTTGCCGACTGTGCCTGCGTCATGGGTCGGACGGCAAAGCGATCCGATTTATGACGCCGAGTCGCTTGTGAATCGACGTGTATTCAGAAGCGTCACGACCTACACGTATCGAGTGCTGCATGACATCCGACTCTGAAAAATGCTTGCCTTCAAACTCGACGCCGCGAAAGGCCTGTTCTTCGACCGCCAGGCGGTTACGTCCCGCCTGACGCAGGCGAAGCGCCGCGTCTTCAACCGCGCGGGGGGACTGGTCCGCAAGGTGGCGCGCCGTTCCATCCGGCCCATCAGCAAGCGCCTGTTGGGACAGATCGCCGTCAAGAAAGCGGAAGCCAACCGGCTGCCGGCCAAGAACCCCAGACGGCGGACGCTGTGGCGCGAAATCCGGGAATTGCAGCGACGCGCCCACAGCCGGCCAGGCAAGCCGCCCAAGTCGATTACCGGTCTGTTGCGAAGCAACATTTTCTACGCGTTCGATCCGCAGGCCGATTCCGTCGTCATCGGCCCGACGTTGCTCAACAAATCGACTGGAGCGCAACACACGCTCGAATACGGCGGACAGGCCCAGATCGGACCGCGAAAGGTTTCCATTCTGCCGCGTCCGTACATGGGGCCGGCGCAACAGCAAGTGCAACCCGCCGTCGCCGAGATGTTCCGCGACAGCCTGTAACGCCCGAGGAAAACCATGAGCAAACAAGTCGGTTTGGATATGAAGCTGTTCCGCGCCACCGGTTCCCCCGCGTGGGCGGAAATCGAGAACGTGCGCGACCTGTCGGCGCCGGATTCCTTCGGCGAGGCGGACGTGTCGATACGCGGTAAGGCCATCAAGCTGACCGAGCCGACGCTGCGGGAGATCAGCATTGAATGGGAGATGGTCTATGACGAAACGGACGCCGACTTCACCGCCATCCGCACCGCCTACACCGACAAGACGCTGGTTTCGCTGGCACTGGCCGACGGCGCGATTGGCACATCGGCTACAGTGGCCAGTGGCGGAACGGCAGGCGTCAAGTACATCACGCTGACGTGCAAGATTCTGAAGTTCGAACGGCAGGAACCGTTGGAAGGGCCGAACACCTACAGCGTAACGGCCAAGCCGTGCTACTCGGCGGACGACGCGCCGACCGTGCAGACCATTTCGTAAGGAGCCCCCATGAGTAAGCAAGTCGGCCTCGACATGAAGCTGTACCGCGACAACGCGGGAGGCTACGGCACGGAAACCTGGCTGGAAATCGAGAACGTGCGCGACCTGTCCGCGCCGGATTCTCTTGGCGAGGCCGACGTGTCGCGCCGTGACAGCGGCATGAAGCAGACGGAAGGGACGTTGCGCGACGTGTCGATCGAATGGGAGATGGTCCACGACCCCAGCGACGCCGACTTTACGGCCATTCAGACCGCCTACTACACCAAGGCGGCCATCGTGCTGGCACTGGCCAACGACAACATCGCCACGAACGGGACCGAATACTTTGCCGTTCAATGCAAGATCATGAAATTCGAGCGGCAAGAACCCCTTGAGGGAGCCGTCACCTACAGCGTGACAGCAAAACCCTGCTGGCCAGGCAACTACCGCTTCGACACCGTGTAAGGGTTCACAATGTCCAGTACCATCGACGGCAACCTGACAGTCCGAGGCACGCTTCTACCGAACGTGCTGCGCATCCCCAACGGCACGATTCTCGACGCGGCTGTCGGAGCCGGAGCGGCCATCGACGCCGACAAGCTGATTCACCGGTTTCAAGCCGGGTACGCCCAGGCCAACGCCGCCGCCGCGGACGAAACGCGCGTCGTCTATCTGGCACGCGCCGCCGGCGAAGTGACGGAGTTTCTGGCCGGGTCCATCGCCAAGGCCGTGGGGGATGCAATCTGTACCGTGGACCTGAAGAAGAACGGTACGAGCATTCTTTCCGCCGTCATCACCCTCGACAACGCCAACACGAACCGCGTCGCCGAAGCGGGCGCTCTGACCGTCTCGCCGACCGTGCTGGCTGCCGGCGACGTGCTGGAAGTCGTCATTGACGCCACGATCGGAACCGGCACGCTCCCCACCGGCGTCTTCTGCGCCGCCACCATCAACGAAGACCCGACCTAATGCGACAGTTCAAAGACAACGCCAGTCCGCCGCGACTCTGGAACGTGGCCGTCAACGTCGGTTCGGTCAAGCGCGTCAAAAAGCTACTCGACGTCGACTTGCTCGACATCACCGACGGAGAGCCGCCGTTGATTCTGCGGTTGCAGGCCAACGTCATTCTGTTGTGCGACGTGCTCTACGCTCTGTGTCAGCCCGAGTGCGAGCGGCAGGGGGTGACTGACGAACAGTTCGGCGAAGCGCTCGGGGGTGGCGCGTTGGCCGAAGCACGCCAGGCACTGATGGGGGAACTCGAAGATTTTTTCCGGCAGTCCGGCGAGACGCAGAAAGCGCAGGTAGTCCGCCGGAGCGTCAGTCTACTGGCAGCCGCCATCGAAGAGGCGACGACACGGAGCGAAGCGGTCGACCTGGAGGGGATGGCTCGCCAGGCGGTTGGGAAACGATTTACCGAATCGCTGGAATCCTTGGAATCGACCCTGAACCCTTCACTCTCCGCGAACTGACGTGGATGGTTGAAGGACGACAACGCGAAGCGTGGAACCATACGAGCCACATTCTGGCGACCTTGCTCAACGTGAACCGAGGCAGCCGGCACGCGAAGACATTCAGCCCGGCAGAACTTAACCCGTACCTGCAATCCGAGGCCAGAGCCAACCGACCGAGGATCAAAGACGTTGGCTTGCTGGCGCGAATGTTCGGCCTGGACCCGGAGAGACCCGCGAAACCGCAAGCGTCCGACGACACCGCTTGCGAATAACGACCGAACGGGGTTCGCCTGACAGGTTGCGTGTCGTCGAATGCTTGCAGTTTAACGTGACTTATGGGAGCAGGAGCCGTCAGAGCCGGGAGAGCGTTCGTCGAGTTCTTCGGCGACGATAGCAAGCTGACCAAGGCTTTGCAGACGAACGAGAAGCGGCTGAAGGCGTGGGGGGCCAACGTCGCGAAGATCGGAGCCGGCGCATTGGCCGCCGGCAGTGCCGTACTCGCACCGCTGATTGCCGCGTCGAAGGTCTTCGACAGCATGGGTTCGCAGATGGCCGACGTAGCGAACCGCACCGGCGCATCGGTCGAGGCGCTGTCGTCGTTTGGGTATGCCGCCGAGCAAACCGGCGCTTCGCTCGAATCCGTGGAGTCTGGCTTGCGGTTTCTGGCGAAGTCCGGCCTTGCCGCCGGCATGAACGTTGACGCCGCTTTCCGGGCCGCGCTCAAGACCATCGCCGCAATCGACGACCCGATGCAGCGCGCCGAAACGGCCATGAAGCTCTTCGGCAAGTCGGGAACTGCCCTGATTCCGATGGCGATGGAACTGGAATCACTGGAGAAGCGGGCGCAAGAACTCGGGCTGGTGATGAGCACCGAGGACGCCAACGCCGCCGATGCTCTGGGGGATGCGTGGGGGGAACTGACCGCCGTAGCCAAGGCGCTGGTCTTTCAGGTGGGGGCCGCGCTGGCTCCTGCGATGATTGCCGTCGTCACGCTTGCCGCCGAGACTGCCGCCGAGTTCATCGGCTGGGTTCGCGCCAACCGGGGACTGATTGTCACTGTGGCGACCGTCGCCGCCGGCGTCGCAACCGTGGGGGTCGCATTGGTCGCGCTGGGGGGCGTGTTGACCGCCGCCGGCACGCTGCTGGGGGCGTTGGCCGCCGCGCTGGTGTTTCTGGTGTCGCCTATCGGCCTTGTGACCGTCGGGATTGCCAGCCTGACGGCGTGGTTTTTCACGATGACCGAGACAGGCCGGCAAACCTTCACCGCGCTCAAAGACCACGTCGGGGGAACCTTGAAAGGCATTGCCGATGCGCTGGGGGCAGGCAACATCACGCTCGCCGCCGAAGTGCTCTGGGCGTCTCTGCAAGTCATCTGGGCGAAGGGTAAATTGAGCCTGATTACGCTGTGGGAGGACGTCGCGGGAAAAATTCAGGATCTGATGCAGCCGGTCTGGACGTTTCTCGCGGACGGATTGCTCGTCGTCATCGGCGAAATGCAGAAAGCCTGGGCCAACTTCGGGGACTGGCTCAAGGAAAGCTTGCAGTCGCTGGGAGACAAGCTGCTCGATACGCAGATGAGCCTGTCAGCGAAAATCGCCACGGCGTTTCTACGCGCGACCGGACAGGAGGACGTGGCGAAGACGCTGCAAGAAGATGCGGCCCGGGCGCAGCAGATGCGGAATGCCGCGCGACGAAATCGCGAGCGCAATCCCATCCTGGCCGAGATTGACGCCGCCACGGCCGCAGCCCGCGCCGAGTTGCCCGGCATAGCCGCCGGGAACAAGACTGCGCGCGATTCCGCCAGTCAGGCGCGCGTGTCCGCCGCCCAACAGGCCCTCGACGAGGCCCGGCAGCGATTCGCCGAGGCTCAGCAGAAGGCAGCCGACGAAGCGGTCAATGCCGCACCGGGGGGCGCGTTCAAACGACCCGGCTTGTCAATCCCCGAGCTGACCGCCGGCATGGACCAGGCCAAAGCCGCCGTCTCGGGCACGTTCAGCGCGGCTGCCGCCGCCGGCTTGGGTGGCGACCGCCAGCTTGACACGATTGCCGGCAACACGGGCATGACGAACAAGCTACTCTCGAAAATCGCCGGCAAGCAGGCGGGACTGATGGTAACGTAAATGGCGACCTACGGCGGACCCAAATTCGCTTCCATCCGCATTGCCTACGGGCAGCAGCCGTCGCGCGAAGAAACGTTCTTTGTGCTGGACGCCAGCGACGAGAACGACGCCGTACAGGCCGTGCTCGACCAAGTCGCCACGACCGCCGACGTGGGAGGCATCGACCTGCCGATCAGTGCGGCTGACGGGCAGGCGGTTAGCGACACGATCTGGGAAGTGACGGTCAAATGGGGCCAGGGGGCAATCAACGTCTCGGACCCCGAACAGATTTCCTTGGGGTTCGACACGACAGGCGGACGCGCCAAGGTGACGCAGAGCCTGTCCACGACCGCCTACGTCGCGTCCGGGACTGCGCCCGACACGAAAGGAGCCATCGGCGTTACGAAGAGTTCGATCGAAGGTGTAGACGTGATCCTGCCCGCCCTGTCGCGCACGGTCAAGCGGCAACTGTTGTCGCTCACCAACGACTATATGAACGCGCTGGCCGACCTGACCGGCCACTACAACGCCGACTCATTCATGGGGCGGGAGCCGGGCGAAGTTCGCTTCGACGGCGC